TAATACAGAATACAATAAAAAACAACTTGATATCTTAACAAAAGAACTTGTTACATTTATTAAGGATGGTGATACCGCGGTTCAACTAGTTCCTATGATAAAAGAGTATCTTGAAATAAACGTTAAGAACGATGACCAACTTGTTAAGATGGCGGGTATTGTACAAAGACTTATTTCATCCGAACAAAAAGCTTCAGCTGAGGATGAGTTTGGTTTATCTGAAGAGGAAAAGAATCAGTTACTTGGTAGTATTGAAGATAGTATTTCTGAAATACAAATTGAATCCGATAAAATACATAATAAAATAGAATCAGCATCACTGGAGAATTAAATGAGTGATTGGAATGGTTACGAAGAACCAAGTCCTAACGTAAGAGCACCTAAACCTTTAGGTAATAATTTATTACGTGGGCCTGAAGTAGACCAACAAATAAATGATAAGTTAGCTGCATTTAAAACAAAATATCACGATAGTGAACCTATGATTGTAGATAGAGTTGTTTTAAATCAAGCTTACAATCGTGGTTCTGTTAGTGGTGTTACTGTTAATAGTGATGTTAGAGTAGAAAATGTTAAACCAGAAAATCCACATATTATAACAACACCAGTTGTCGGTGAAAGAGTCAACTTAATTAAAAAAGATGGTCAGTTTTATTACTCTTCTATTATAAACACAAAAGGACAACCAAACGAAAATTCTACAGCTACAAATATTGTAACTAAATTTGAAGATGGGTTTGAAAGAAAAAATACTAATCAACTTACTTTAAAACCAGGTTGTATGTTATTTGAGGGACGATATGGTAACTCAATAATGTTTCATTCTAATGATAAACAAAAACCAATTATATCAATTCGTACTGATGACGCTACAGATGGTGTAATTTATGATGGTAGTCCTCAATCTGATGATAGTTCTATATATTTAACCTCTGATGGTATGGATGGAACTTTTGATGGTGAACCAATACAGGGAAAAAATGTTCTAATTCAATCTGATAATATACTTATTAATGGAAGAGAAAAAGTTAGAATAAGTAGTTCAGAAAAAAAAGATATTGAATTAAAAGCTGGTAAGGGTATTATTTTAAATCCTGGTGAAAAACAAACAGTTAAAATGGGTGACCCAAGAGCACCAATGTTACCTACGGTGAACGGACAAAAACTTTTAGAATTTCAAACAAGTATACTTGGTATACTTACAGGTATAAATAATATATTGGTTTCAATTAGTGCAGGGCCATCAGCTTTACCAAAAATAGCTAATGATGCTAGGAAATTAGTTAATGATGTCAAAACCGTAAAGGATTCGATTTTAAAATTAGAATTTTTAAATTTTGAAGTAATGACAGCTGACCCTAACTTTAAAATACCAGAAAGGCCTAAATTACCTGAAATACCACAACCACCAAAAACAAATTTTAGAATACCAGAAAAACCATCTTTAGACAGATTACAACAAATAGGAGTTAATAATGACTAAAAAAGCACTTGTAAAAATAATACAAGAAGTCGTCAAAAGAGAAGTTCAAAAAGAAGTAAAAAAGATATTTATAGAAGAACAAGTATCTAAACCAGTTATTGAACCTCAAGAAGAAAAAGTTACATACACTAAAAACAAATCATTAAATGATGTACTAAACGAGACAGTTGGACTAACTAAATCAGTTAAGAAAACCGATGAATATCCAACACTCGGTGGTGGAACTTTTGATACTTCAAGAATGGCAGAATTAATGGGATATGGTCAACCAGATGATGTGAAAAGAGATATGGTAGCCGTAGACACTTTCAAAAAAGCTGGTGTTAATTCAAGTCAAGTTCCCGAGGCTGTTACTAATGCACTAACTCGTGATTATAGTGACTTGATGAAAGCGATGAATAAGAAAGGTAAGTAATGTCAGCGTTAGAGACTGATTTAAATCCAAACACTTACATAGGTTTAAAGTTACCTATCAAAAATTCTAGTAACTTAGATTTTGATATGACTAAAACATCTTTAGAACAATCAAAGTTTAATATTACTAATTTATTATTGACAAATACTGGGGAGAGAGTTTATCAACCAGAATTTGGTAGTAGATTACGAGAATTAATTTTTGAACAAATAGATGAAAACTTACCTAATAAAATAGAAGAAGAAGTTCGTAGAGCAGTTAGTAGATGGTTACCATATATCAATATTAGTTCAGTAGAAACACTAACTAATGATACTAATAAAAATCAAATATATGTTAAGGTAAAATATTCTACAACTCTTAACAGAAGAACTGAACAAGAAGTTGTAATAGATACGACTTATTTTGAAACGGTTAGTTAGGAAATAAAATGGCAAGAACAAGTGTAAAAAAGAATGTTGTTAAAAAAGTAAACTATCTTAATAAAGATTTTAGTGACTTTAGAGATAACTTAATAGAATTTGCTAAACAATATTTTCCAAATACATATAACGACTTTAATGAATCTTCACCAGGTATGATGTTCATTGAAATGGCGGCATATGTTGGTGATGTGTTATCTTACTATATAGATTCACAATTTAGAGAATCTCTTTTAGCTTACGCCGAAGAAAAAAGAAATGTGTACAACATAGCTCAGTCTTTTGGATATAAACCAAAAACAACGACACCATCATCAACTATTCTTGATGTATTTCAAACAGTACCCGCGTTAAATGACAAACCAGATTACAGATATGCTTTGACGGTAAAGTCTGGAACACAAATTACAGCTGGTAGTAATGGGACAACTTTTAGAACACTCGAAGATGTTAACTTTAAATTCTCAAGTTCATATGACCCAAGAGATGTCGAGATATTTGAAACTGATAGTGGTGCTGTAACTAAGTATCTTTTAAAGAAAAGAGTTAAAGCTCAAAGTGGTACAGTCACAACTAAAAGTTTTACATTTGCTAATGCTGAAAAATATAAACAAATTAAATTACCACAAAAAGACATTATCGAAATAATTTCTTGTGTTGATAATGATGGTAATAGTTGGTATGAAGTTGACTCTTTAGCTAGAGACACTATTTTTGAGGATATTGAAAACAACGTAGACAACTCACCAAGTTTAGTGGTAGATAGAAATGTATCACCATATTTACTAAAACTAAAAAAGACATCTAGAAGATTTACTACTTTTATTAATCAAAACGATGAAACGTTAATTAGATTTGGAGCTGGAGTTTCAGATACACCAGATGAAGAACTCATACCTAATCCAGATAATGTTGGTTCTAATTTACCTGGTAGTCCAAGTAAATTAGGTGCGGCTTTTGACCCAAGTAATTTTTTAAAAACAAAAGCGTTTGGAGAAGCTCCATCCAATACTACTTTAACTTTTACATATTCTTATGGTGGTGGTGTTGAAGAAAATGTTTCTTCTGGTGACATAACTAATATTGGTTCAATATCATACGAAATCCAAGATACGAATTTATCAACTTCATTAGTACAAGAATCAAAAGATTCAGTATCATTTACAAACCCAAAACCATCAAGTGGTGGAAGTTCGGGTCAAACTATTAGAGAGGTTCGTGAAAGTGCTTTAGCGTATTATCAAGCACAAAGTAGGGCTGTTACTAAAGAAGATTACATTGTTAGAGCGTATTCTTTACCACCAAGATATGGTAATATTTCTAAAGTTCATTTAACACAAGATGAACAATTAAATTTAGATAATGAAAGAGTTGATAATCCTTTAGCGTTAAATATGTACACTTTAGGATATAACTCGTTAAAACAATTAAGTCCATTAACCAATACTGTAAAAGAAAATTTAAAAACTTATTTATCACAATTTAGATTAGTAACTGATGCTGTTAATATAAAAGATGCCTTTATTATTAATATAGGAGTTAGATTTTCAATATTAACTAAAATCGGATTTAATAAAAATGATGTTCTGTTAAAATGTGTATCCGTTGTTAAAGATTTCTTTGATACTGATAGATGGCAGATAGGACAACCAATTATTTTAGCTGATATAGCGTATGAGTTATCATTAGTAGATGGTGTAGCTAGTATTGTACCACCAGAAAAAGATAATCCTAAAAACTTACCAATTTTAATTGAAAATAAACACTCAACATTAAACGGTTATTCTGGTAATTTATATGATATAAATTCAAGTACTATAGATGGTATAATTTACACAGCTCTTGACCCAAGTATATTTGAAGTAAAGTTTCCAAACTTAGACATACAAGGTAAAGTTGTTGGTGATAATTTAGCAAGTGGAGATTAATAAATGCATTATTTTGAGTTTGCAGAAAAAGATTCTACCCTATATGAAGCTTCTTCAAGTTTAAACGCTGGGTTAGATGAAATATTAGAGGTTAGAAAAGATGTTAGTGAAACTGGTACTTCAGTCGATGTTTCTCGTATTCTAATAAGATTTGATTTAACTTATATATCACAATCAGTTTCAAGTGGTTTAATTACAAATCCTAAATATTATCTTAATTTGTTTGACGCTAAACCGACTGAGTTAGCAACATCACAAAGTTTATATGCTTATCCAGTTAGTCAATCTTGGACAATGGGTGATGGTAGGTCTTATGATAATCCAATAACTACTGAGGGTTGTAGTTGGAATTTTAAGAATGGTAAAATAGATGGTAAGTTGTGGTCGTCTGTAAGTGCTTCAGGTGGTACATGGTTTACAGGTAGTGGTTATGAAGCGTCACATTCATTCGGACACAAAACAAGAGATATGAGAATGAACGTTACTCATATTGTAGATAAGTGGTTAACGAGCACAGTTCCAAATGAGGGTTTCATTGTAAAAAGAAGTGGTAGTGTTGGTAATGACGATACAAATCTTGATGAGGGTAGTACTACTAAGTTAGGTAATTTTTCATTCTTCTCTTCAGACACACATACAAAGTACCCACCAACACTAGAAGTAGTTTGGGACGATTCAAAGTGGAACACTGGTTCTCTAGACGCTTTAAGCAGAACTGAATTGGAAGACTCTGTAATTTACATGAAGGGTTTAAGACCTGAGTATAACGAAAAATCTAAAGCTAGATTTAGACTAGTTGGTAGAGCTAGATTTCCTGAAAGAACTTACTCTACTACACCAGCTAATTTAACCGTAAAATATTTACCAAGTGGAAGCACTTATTATTCAATTAAAGATGCTGAAACTGAAGATGTAATTGTACCATACGGAACTGGTTCAAAAGTAAGTTGTGATTCTACAGGTAATTATTTTAACTTGTGGTTAGATGGTTATCAAGCTGAACGTTATTATAGATTATGTTTTAAAGTTGTTAGTGGTAGTGGAACTGTAGACGAAACACGACAATACTTTGATGAAGGATTTACATTTAAGGTAACTAAGTAATGCCTTACTCAAAAGAACAATTAAAAACTGTAAAGTTCTATCAAGAATATGTCGATGACTTACGAGATAGATATGTTAGTAGAGTTTTAGAGCTTAAAAAAGATGGATTTCGTCGTAACGGAATTTTATATTCATTTGAAGATGTACAAACTACAAGTGGTATAGAAGATACTGATTGGGAAATACAAAATTCTGTTTTTAATAATGTTATAGACAGAGATGATATTCAACGTATCTATTCTAAACAATCTGAATCTTATCCAGAATATATACAAACAGATTTATTAGAGAAGACAGTAGACCGTAATATATCAGAACTTTCTACATCAAGATTTGCAGAAACTTTACCAGACGGGGTATTTGATGGTGACGTGGTTACCAATGATGATTTTGATGATAAGAGAATTTATTTAATAGACAATAATCAAAAAAGAATATTTAACGATTTAGGTTTGTTTTACATAGAGTATGATATTGATTCTGTTAAAACAGTTCCAGTTAATGAATTAGCTAATATACCAGATGGTGAGGAAGTAGAATGAGAAGTGATTTAAGTTTAGCAGATAAACAAATTCTATCTACAAATAAAAGAATAAATCTAAACAATTCAGAGTATAGATATATTGGTGGTTTGTTTGGAACTAATAAAAACGATTACGTTGAAGCTTTAATTTATGATGCAGATAATAATTTAATTGAAACATCCATTGTAAACCCAGATGATTATAACATTAACAATATGGGTGTTAATTTAAAGACTGGTAATATTTTAAGAAAATTAGGTTATGATAGAGGTAGATTTATAGTTAGATATAATTTTTTAAGAAAATTAGCTGGTTCATATGAAACTGTTTTAGTTGATGAAGAAAACAAAATTTGGAATGGTAGTTATCATGTTATGGATGACGGAACAATTATGGATGGTGAGTCACATGATGTGTCCACACAAAAAAAACTTTTTTTAAAAGAAAACAAATATATCGTCCATGAGATATCACCATCAAGAACAGAAGTTAGATTAATACCACAAAATATCAATGATTCTACATATAAACAAAACTTAGTTAGAACTAGTAAGCAACGTATTGTAAAAAGTTTGGACAATACTGTAGAATTTTTAAATAAATCTGAAAATGATAAAGTACTAATATCAGAAGATGACTTACCACAATCTTATGTTGGTAGTATATTTTACATAAAAGATTATTTTGTTGAAAGTTATAAAAATGTGTCCTCAATTGGTGAACAAAGTGCTGATTTAGAAGAGGTTATTGGAGAAACAATACAAGCTAAATTTAGAGTTAGTGATTATGATTCACAACCACTAAAAGGTTCACCACAAAATATATTAAATTTATTTAGTCAATTTAGTTCTTTACAATCTGACGATGAGATAGAACGAACAAGAAATGATTTTGAAGAAAAACCTGGTAAAAAAGGACGTGAGAGTCAGATTATGCAATTCTCACCAGGTGCTGTGGTTACTTTAAAAAGTATATCAACAAAACCATCAACTCAACCTGTAAAGTATAATTGGAAACTTAGTGGATTTGATATGGGTAAGACAAGAGGTAGTAATAACAAAGTTGTTTGGACAAAGAGAGTAACTAGTCAAGAGGTTTTTATTGAGGAGAGTGGTGGTTTAAAACACGAAGACACTTCAACTTCTGGTAATGAAATAAATGTTAATTTAAGTACTAATGACTTACGAATAAGTGTTCAATTAACTATTGAAACTAAACTTGGTCAAGATGATGTAAAGAGTACAATATTTTTACCATTAATATTAGAGACAAGTAGATGATAAAATTTGAAATAACAGGTGGGACACAAAATGAGAGTGTAATAGAGGCTTTTTTAAATGAAAGTATCAATTACAAACTTATAGCAACTGGTAATTCAGATATACCATCTGATGTAATATATGAATTAACGACACCAAATGAAAAATCAATAACTCTTACATCTAACAATTTTGTAGCAAATAAATTAGATGGTATTTCAAACAGTCCAGCTGATTCTGGTACTTATACACTAACTGCATATGAAGTGAACCAAGCGGAAGACCCACTTGATGGTAGAGAGGAAATTACTACTGGAGCAGTTATCACCACCCAAGAAATTAATTTTTCTTATAACCAAACATCTAACCCAGAAGACCCTATACCAAATACGATTCCATTTGTTAGTAAAATTGAATCTATAAATGGAAAACAAATCACCCTATCTGATTCTGTCAATGATTACATAGAAAAAGTAAGACCAGTAGATACATTTAAAAGTCCAATTAACAAATTCTCAGATATAGCTGTCGGTCAGAGAGTAAATGATAAAAGGGACTTAGCTACTTTCTTACATTTTGGTGATGACAATATGAAATTAATTACCAATACAAAAGGAGATAGTAGTACGTTCGACGGAGCTGTTGTATATAAGTTATATGAACCATTGGATACCGCTATACAAGAAAAAGAAAACGCGTATGTTGTTAGGGAAATACTACCACAATTAACTGAGGAAGTTGAGTTAATACCATACGAACAAGAGGAAGAAGAATTAACAGTATTAAGACCAATAGAATCACCACAAAAAGATTTACCAGTAAGTTTAAGAAAAACAGAATTTCAAAACTATAATGAACTAATCACAACCGATACTAAATTACAAGAAAAAATTGTAGATAAGTTTTTAAGTGGTAGTGATAAACCAGTTGAATTAAATGTTGACTATTCTAACTTTGAAAACTTTGTTAATTTTAGTTCAGCTGAAAAAAGATTAAAAAACTTTAAATATAAACTTCAACAAATCGAAGGTTACACACAACAAAGTTCATCTTTAGTTGGTGTAACTGGTTCAGAAAAGGATACACAAAGATTTGATAATTTAATTAGAAGAACTAAAAATAATTTTGATGGTTATGAAAGTTATCTCTACAATGTTAGTTCTTCTTATGTTTCTAGTTCACTAGGACAATTTAAAGACGCTTCTGTCCCTAAAACAGGTAGTGGTACTTACGCCGACCCTTATGTACCAGTAAGTTCTTCTAATTCCTTATTTACGAATTGGTATGGTTCAGTTAATTCAAAAACTGGTCAAATATATTCAGCCTCATTTTATGATACTAGTAATCCAAATAGATTGGTTAATTTATTACCAGAACACATTAAGGATAATAGTGAGAACAAATACTTTTTAGATTTTTTAGATATGGTTGGTCAACAGTTTGATGAGTTATGGTTGTATACTAAATCAATATCTGATATAACTGATAGACAAAATGATTTAAGTGAAGGATTTTCTAAAGATTTATTATTTAATTTAGCAAGTTCATTAGGGTGGAGTATTAACGATGGAAAAGATTTAGTTGATTTAAGTAGGTTTGCTTTTGGACAAAAATTAAGTGGCACAACATATTCATTGTATACGTCTGGTTCACTTGATTCACCAGTTGAAGCTGATATATCAAAAGAAATTACAAAAAGACTGATATCAAGTATGCCTTATATACTTAAATCAAAAGGTACATTAGGTTCTTTAAAAGCTATTATTAATTGTTATGGTATACCAAGTTCTATTTTAAGGGTTAAAGAATATGGTGGGATGGAAACTGAAAAGAAACCTCAATTTGAGATATCAAGAAAATTTACTAAAGCTTTAGGATTTAGAGCTGGACAATATGTTGAAACATCTTGGGAAAATGATTCAGTAACTACTAGGAAACCAGAAACTGTAGAACTTAGATTTCGTTCAGTATCTGGTTCAGACCAAGTTCTTGTACAAAAAGATACAGATTGGGCTATTAAATTAAAAAATAATAATTCAAATGATAACAAAGGAACTGTAGCTTTTATATTATCTGGTTCAACTGGTCAAAAAGAAATTAGTTCATCATTACTACCAGTTTTTGATGGTGAATATTATTCAGTAATGTTAACTAAACAAAAAGTTGATACAAATTTATTTCCATCATCATCTTTTGAAACACCAAGTGGTCAAGGTTTATTCAATCCACCATTTATTACTGGTAATAATAGTGCTGAGGGTGGTGTTCTCAGTATAGTTAGTTCTTCTGGTGTATCAAGAAGTGGTACTAAATCTTTACAATTTGAAAATACTAGAACAGAAGATGAACCCACTCAATTTGCGTATTCTTATCTATATCGTAGTAGTTCAGCTCACCCTGGTATGGAAGCTTCTTTAGCTAATGTATCACAAGGTGAATCTTATACTTTAGACCTTTTTGCAAAAGTATCTTCTAGTCAAGTTGATTCTGTCGTTGAAGCTTCTCTAGTGGAATTAGACACCGATGGTGCTGTAGTAAATTGGACTAACGAAACAGATTATCAAAATGTAGATGGTGGTTACGCTAGTTCACCATATATTGGTATAAATGAAAACGAATGGAAACAAGTAACAGTTACTAAGACTATAAAATTTCCAAACACTACTCGTTTAGGAATACAACTTTATAATCATAAAGCAAAAACTAAAATATTCATTGATGATTTAACATTAAAGAAAAATCTTGATAACACAGATTCAGTAGCTGATGCTTTTGATTATAACTTGTTTGTCAAAAAATTTGATGCTGGTTTAGATATGATAAGTTTATCATCAACATCAACGTTGACGATAACTGGTTCTTCTGTAGCAACACAATCTTATAATGCGGCTTGGACTGGTAGTGGTGATTTATTTATTGGTGGTAACAATACCTCAGAATTTAATGCTAACAAATTAAGTGGTTCGATAATGGAGTTCAGATTATATAGTGAACCATTAAAAGAAAAACGATTTGATATTCATGTCTCCAATCCAAAGTCTTATATTGCTAATAGTTCAACAGGTTCATTCTCAACATTGATAAGAAGATTATCATTTGATGACAATAAAGTTTTACCTGATAACGAATCTTTAAGAGACACACGACCAAATCAAACTACGACACAATCTGGTAGTTCTCAAGGTTTCGGTAATTTAAACACGTTTGAGTCTGTAGTGGATAGAACAAAAACTATCGTACCAAATAGTGGCCCTAACCGTAGAATGGCTACAAAAATTAGAATTGAGAGTAACTATTTAAGTGGTAGTGGAGTAAATTTAAAAATAGATGAAAGAAGTGATAAGAGTTCTAATGATTATGCACCACTTGATTCACCTCGTCTTGGTGTTTACTTTTCACCAACAGATGTAATAAACGAAGATATAATTTCATCTTTTGCTAATTTAGATTTTAATCAATTACTCGGAGACCCACGTGATAATTTTTCAGAAAATTATAGGGATTTAAAAGACACCGCTAATCAATATTTTCAAAAGTATAGTGGTAGTAATAATACATTTGATTACATACGTTTAATAAAATATTATGACCAATCTATATTTAAACAATTAAGAAAAGTAATTCCAGCTCGAGCTAAAGCACAAATGGGTACTTTAATAGAGGGTAATATATTTGAGAGACCAAAGTCACCTGTACAACGTAATAATCCTACTTTTACTCAACCAAATTATGAAAAAGAAATTAATTTGTCTAACTTCGAAATAGAAAATGAGGATAGTAGGTCAGTACTATTACCAAGTGGTGAGTTTCCAACCCACACGGGTGAAGCTACTAACAGAGACGTTTTTTTAACACCATCATTATATAGGTTTGCTACTAATAGTAATTACGATGAGGTAAATAGATATAAAAGTGGTTCAGTTACGTATGGAGGCCCTAATAGTGTGTTTACCGAAGCTACAAGCTCGGTATATGATAATAATAGATTATCTATTTTAAATAAAGAATACAGATTTTTCTACACGAGTTCAGTTGATTATGATAAAAGTAACAAAAGGACTACTGATTTAACTGAACATTTTTATACATCTAAGTCTTTAGTGGATACAGACCTAGACCCAATGTATGAAGATATACTAGGTTTGAATAGAAGTATATACGAGGGGGTAAAAAATACTGTCGATACAACGATAGATGGTGAGAGTCCAATAATAATTAGAACCACAGCTCCAACCGTAGCAGTTCCTTTCGATTCAGGTGATAGTAACTTAAAAGTCATTGATGACTGATAATATTAAACAAAACTTTAACTTTGTGATATTTATTTTTGAAAAGTTATATCACAAATTATATTAATTCAATAGGAGTATATAATGGGATTTTTAGATAACTCTACCGTAACAGTTGATGCTATATTAACAAAAAAGGGTAGACAAATACTTTCACAAGGTGGTAATTTTAATATTACAAAATTTGCACTTAGTGATGAAGAAGTGGATTACACATTGTATGATGTGACACATCCAAATGGTACAGATTCATATGGAGCTGCAATAGAAAATATATCTGTTTTAGAAGCTTCACCAAACAGAACTACATTTAATAGTTTTTTAGTGGATAATTCTTTAGCTGGTGTGCAGTTAACAGTTACTCAAAAATCCTATACTGGTGTAGATGCAAATACACCAATTCCTCTTAAACCAGAAACTATTGGTGGTGATGCCGAATCATATAATTATGTTATCGGTAATACTAATATAGTTAAGTTTGAAGACCAAGTTGGTAATATTAAACAAGCTGCTAGTGGTGAGGTAGTTAACTTAAAAGCTCAATCAATCACCGTTAAAGCTACAACCACAGTAACTATAACTGGTCTGACTAGTGGATTAACTGAAGTGGTTTCAATAACAGTTGAAGCTGATGCTACTAGTAACAATGACCCTAACGCACCAAAAGACCCAACAGACGATACTAGTGCTATTGGTACTAACTACTCACCACAATAAATAGGAGGTATTTTAAATGTCATATTTAGTACAATTAGAAGATGATGATAAAGCTTTAGATACAGCCATAGTTACCTCTGGTATATTTTCAGATGGAGACTCAAGTATAACGACTTTTTTTACGTCATCAACACAATACACGAATACAGGTGATTATAACATAGATATTTATCGTCATAATCCTGCTGTTAACGCTTCAGCGTCTGTACAGTTTGGTGTGGTCTACGGACATGCGGAAGGTAGTGGTTCACTTGGGGTGGTTGGTTCAACTGGTGATAGAACAACTGCAGCAATTTATGGTCAGTTTAACAACATGATAAATCCACCACAAACAACTAGATTTACTTTCGGCCCAAAGTCTACAGTAAAACATTTTTACGCTTTGAGTTTTAATAGAGCTCGTCTTAGAGAAAAAATGGAAGCTGGTGGATGGGAATTACATATTGGTAGTGGTACAAATAAAATAAAACTAATTGATGACTCATCAACTCAAAAGGGTGGAACAACTAATCGTAGAACTGATTTTGCTTCACCAGAATTTAATGTTGTGAGTGGAACGATAGCGTCAGGTGTTGGTACAGCTGCATCAGCTGAGAGTGCTGATAGCGGTTCATACGGAGCATTTTATCCATCACTAGGTGTTATTCTTTTAAATCCAGATAGAATTCCATTGTCTACAGTAGATACAGTTCAAGCTTCAAATACGGATTCAAGAAATAATAGAAAAATGTATGATGCTATTACAGCTGGGGCTTACTTCCAAGCTAAAAGACAAGAAGAAATAACATCAAGACATTTCTTTGTAAGAGCTAAATCAAAGAAATTTAACGCTACAACTAATGAAACATATTACACTCAATCAGTCGCTGGAACTAAATTAGTAATTCCTGGTTTAAGAGGAGATAATAGAACTTATATCACAACAGTTGGTTTATACAATGATGATAACGATTTATTAGCTATAGCAAAACTAAGTCAACCAATCCTAAAAACAGCAGCTCGTGAGGCATTAATCAAAGTTAAACTTGATTTTTAGGGGGTTCTAAATGTCATTCAAGAAAACCCTTGAACCAGAAAATAAATCAGTAACTTCTTTTCAAGTTCATAAGACATTCACTTTTACAGAAGCTGATAGTGGAAGTGGAATATATTCAATTCCTATAACTAAAAGTACAGATTCTAATTTGTTTAATTTTAGTACGTCTACAGCACAAAGTAAAACAATATTAAGTAATGTCTTCTATAAAGTTCCAAACTATAATACAGTAAACACTTTATATTATAGAGATATAAAACAGATGAGAGGTTATATAGATTTGTTTAGTGGTGTTCCAACATCATCAAACGCTATTATTGAATATGTACATACGGTTCCATTATCAAATCTAACAACACAAGATGCATATAGTAGAACTCACAAGTTGAGAAGACCATATACTAGACAACTACATGATTCGGCTAATATTATTTCAATACCTCAAGAAATATATGGTGAATACATAAAACCAAAATCTTTTAGATTAACAGATGATGCAACAGATAACACAATAATATTAGAAGATGATGGTCGTGGTAATTTATATGATGTAAACTATTCTTCAAGTTTTTCTCTTAGAGCACCAGATAACAATTATAGTGGTAGTCTAGTCGGTAATATTTTTTACAATGATGGTCTCGTCGTCATAACTGAAACTGGTTCATATTCAACTGTTGGAACTGGAACTGGTAATGATGGTTTTACAATTAGATTTGATTCTACACAAACTATATATGAAAGAGAATACGTTTGTCAAGTAGATGAAAATGAATTACAACATACAACAAATAAAAGTTTAAAAGTTGGGTTTAGTGGTAGTGTTGGTATGCCACCATTCCCAATAACAGAAACAACAAATCAAACGAATGATGAGTTTCCTTACAGATTATATGGATATTCAACTAGTTCTTATGATGTCAATGGTTACAACATAGGAACTGAATTAATTGGTGAAGCTACTCATTCTGATTTTTCCACATACGTTACATCAATCGGTCTATATAACGATGAAGGTGATTTACTTGCGGTAGGTAAAACAGCTAGTCCTATAAAAAATGAAAAGGATTTAGCACTAACTTTCGTTGTGAGATTTGACACAAATTAATCCTAAGCCACATACTTTTCAAGATATATATAATATTTATATAGTGAAATAAAG